CAGCGGCGGGTCAGTCCCGCCTGCGTCAACCGGCCCGACCACGTTCCGCACGTCCGTTCTTCGCGGCAAGAAGCTTGGCGAATACTGATGCAGCGCAAGACCGTTTACATCGCTGAGGGCGAGACTCGCCTTATCAGCAACAAGTGGGCGGCTGAGTGCCAGGAACGCGACACGACAGTATCCAGCTCCACATGGGAAGCGACTGGCGGCACGCTGGCCAGCCCCGCATTGGTGGGCACCACAGCCTCCGTGATGCTGTCAGCCGCGCATGACGGCCTGCTGACTAACACCGTCACGCTGGCGAATGGCGAAGTGCTGGCGGTGTCGCGGCTTGTGAGCCTGAGCGCCTAACATGGCCCGCCCCCCGCTTTTCGAGACCCCCGAACAGTTTGAGGCGGTCACGGGAGCCTATTTCGACAAGTGCGACGCGCTAGAGCGGCCTTACACGGTCAATGGCCTGGCGCTTTCGCTTGGAATGACCCGCGAAACCCTGCTTCGCTACGGCGAGAAAGAGGGGTTTTCTGACACCGTAAAGGCAGTCAGGGCAAAGCTTGAGGATTATTGGGAGTCGCGCCTTGCTGGCCCCAATGCGGCAGGCACGATCTTCTGGCTGAAGAATCAGGGTTGGTCGGACAAGACCGAGCAGCACCTGACCGGCAGCATGGAAACGGTCACTCGTATTCAGCTTGTGGATATGGATGACAACGGCGCAGGTTAAGTTGCCCCCAAAGCTTCGCCCGGTGTTCATTGGGCCTGCTGACGTTCGCGGGGCCTATGGTGGTCGCGGATCGGCCAAGACCCGCAGCTTTGCCAAGATGATCGCGGTTCGCGGCTATATCTTCGGTCAGGCCGGGGTTAGCGGCATCCTGCTTTGCGCCCGCCAGTTCATGAACTCGCTGGAAGATTCCTCGCTGGAGGAAGTCAAGCGGGCCATAGCTGACGAGCCGTTCCTGGCTGACTACTACGATGTTGGCGAAAAGTACATCAAGTCGAAGGACGGGCGCATCGCCTTCGCCTTCGCTGGCCTTGACCGCAACATTGCGAGCATCAAGTCCAAGGGCCGCATTCTCATCTGCTGGGTGGATGAGGCCGAGCCTGTCGTTGACGATGGCTGGTCAATCCTGATCCCGACGCTCCGAGAGGAAGGCACGGACTGGAATGCCGAGCTTTGGGTGACATGGAACTCCCGCCGCAAGACGGCAGCGGTAGAGGCCCGGTTCCGCCGATCCACTGACCCGCTGGTCAAGGTGGTCGAGATGAACTGGCGGGACAATCCGCTGTTTCCGGCCAAGCTTGAGCGCGAGCGGCAGCGCGACCTGGCCGAACGCCCCGAGCAGTACGAACACATATGGGAAGGCGCATACGTCACGGCGCTAGCTGGCGCGTATTGGGCCAAGCAGCTTGCCGAGTGTCGGGCCGAGTCCCGCATTGGCCGGGTCTCCGCTGACCCACTGATGACGTATCGGGCCTATTGGGACATTGGCGGCACGGGGGCAAAGGCTGATGCCTGCGCCATCTGGATCGTGCAATTCATCGGCAAGGAAGTCCGCGTTCTGGACTACTACGAGGCCGTAGGACAGCCGCTGTCGGTGCACTGCGCTTGGTTGCGGGACAAGGGCTACAGCAAGGCCCTGTGCGTCCTGCCACACGATGGCGCGACCCACGACAAGGTGTATCAGGTCAGCTACGAAAGCTCGCTGCGAGAGGCGGGCTTTGACGTCAAGGTCGTCCCGAACATGGGCGCAGGTGCTGCGAATACGCGCATCGAGACTGTCCGCCGCCTGTTCCCGTCCATCTGGTTCAACGAGTCCACCACGGAAGGCGGACGCGATGCGCTGGGCTGGTATCACGAAAAGAAAGACGAGGCGCGAGGCATTGGCCTTGGCCCTGCCCACGATTGGGCCTCTCACGGGTCTGACGCCTTCGGCCTGATGGCCGTGGATCAGGCAACCCATACGGTGTCGAGCATCAGCTTCGGCGCTAACACATTCGCCACGGAGTTCTAGTCAGCGTGAAGGAACAACGCAAGAGGGCCAAGGATGGCCCGGACGCTGATCCGATGGTGGAGATGCGGAAGCGGTACGAGCTGGCAGTGGATGCTGACCGCGAGAACCGCACAGAGGCCAAGGAAGATTACCGCTTCGTTACCGTGCCTGGTAATCAGTGGACTGACCAAGCAAAGAAGGCCCGCAAGGGCCGCCCGTGCTGGGAGTTCCCGATCCTTCGCAGCCATTGGCGTCAGGTCTGCAACGACCAGAAGAAGGCCCGCCCGCAGATCAAGGTGCGGGCTGTCGAGGATGCGGACGCTCAGGGCGCTGAACTGCGCCAGGGCATCATCCGCAACATCGAGTCGGTGTCCAACTCCGAGCGAGCCTACGACTCCGCCTTTGACGTGATGGTGGCGGCTGGCTTCAGCGCGTGGCGTGTCTGCACCGAATACAGCCAGGATGACGGCTGGGAGCAGGACATCCGCATTCGTCCGATCAAGGACGCGCTGAACTGCGTCTGGCTTGATCCCCACGCGCCTGACCATGACCCCTGCGGCATGTTCGCGTTTGTCGAGGAATCTATTAGCCGGGATGAATTTGATCGCCGGTTCCCGAAGGCCACGGCCACTGACTTTGGCAGCGAGGGTGTGCTTCACAAGGACGGCTGGTTTGGCGAAAGCACGGTTCGTATTGCCGAGTACTGGCGCAAGGTGCCAGTCACCAAGGAGATCCTGCTGCTGTCTGACGGGCGCTCGGTGGACGGGGAAGAATACGCCAAGGTGGCCGAGCAGGAAGCGGCGCGCGGCATCACCGTCGCCCGCACCCGCAAGGTCAACACGCATAAGGTGGTGATGAGCATTGTGTCGGGCTGCGAGGAATTGGACGGCCCGCACGATTCAGTGTTCCACGACATTCCGATCATCCCGATTTGGGCTAACCGCCATTTCATCGACGGCAAGTGGGTGTGGGCGGGCATGGTGCGCTTCAGCAAAGACCCGCAGCGGTTGGTGAACTACAACTTCACCACGGCACAGGAAGTGCTGTCCAAGCAGCACAAGGCGACCCCGATTGTTACGCCCAAGATGCTTGAGGGTGATGGCGTCAAGGCCATGTGGGACGCGTCTAACGCGGTGGATACCCCGTACTTGCCCATTACGCCCGATCCGGCCATGCCGGGCGGCCCGACCTATCTGACGCCACCGCCGATCCATAGCGCGTTCGCACAGATGGGCCAGATGGGCATTGACATGCTCAAGGCGTCGGACGGCATCCATGACGCATCGCTTGGCGCTCGATCCAACGAGACAAGCGGCAAGGCGATCATGGCCCGCCAGGCCGAGGGCGATACTGCCACCTATGACTACCAAGACTCCCTCGCCGTTGGCATCCAACGCACGGGCGAGCTGATCGGCAAGGCGCTTGGCAAGGTCTATGATACCCCCCGCGTGATGCGTGTGATTGGCAAGGACGGGGCCGAGGACTTCCAGCAGCTCTATCAGCCGACGATTGACCCGCAGACGGGCCAAGAGATTGTCATAAATGACCTGAGTGCCGGTAAGTACGACTACACCGTCACCACTGGCCCTAGCTATGACACGCAGCGCATGGAGTTCGTGGACGCGCTGGTGCAGCTCAGTCAGGGCAACCAGATGATCGGTGCGGTAGTGCCAGACCTGATCGTGGGCGCGATGGACTTCCCGAAGGCCGAGGAAGCGGCTGAACGATTGAAGCTAATGCTCCCGCCTCAGATTCAGCAGGCGATGAGCAAGGGCAAGGAAATGCCGCCCGAGGTGATGCAGGCAATGGCGCTGATTGAACAACAGGGCGCCGAGCTGCAACAGGCACAGGCGGAGTTGCAGCAGGCCGCCGCTGAGATTCAGGAAGAACGCGTGTCTGTTCAGGGCGAAAAGGCGGCGGTAGAGGCTGCCAAAAAGGAACTTGCCGCACAGGCCCGCGTTATGGACGCCGACCAGCGCACCGCGCAGGCGGAATTGAAGGTGTCGGTCATGGAAGCGCAGGGCCAGTTGCAAGAGGCCCAGGCGCAAGCGGGCGATGCCGAAGAACAGGCGCAGGCATCAAACATTGTGGCCAAGGCTGAACAGGCGGCGGCACAGATTCTTGCCGAAGCCGCGCAGATGGTGCGCGAGGTCACGGAACGTGCCGCATTGCCTACGACGAAGCGCCGATTGTTGCGGGTCATCCGCGACGAGTCGGGCGAGTTGGTGGGCGGCGAAATTGACGAAATCGACGAAGGACAACAGTAGTGGCTAACGCAATTTACCCCAAGTACAAAGAGGCCCTGTTGAACGGGTCGGCCAATACAAATATGTCTTCCGGCACGGTCAAAATCGCGCTGGTAGACACCGGAACTTACACCTATTCGGCGGCCCATGAATTCCAGTCCTCGCTGTCTGGCACGGTAGGCACCGCCCCGACGCTGGGCACCAAGACGTTTACCAACGGCGCATTCGACTGTGCTAACCCCACGTGGACGGCGGTGTCTGGCTCGACTGCTGAGGCATTGGTGGTCTACATCGACACCGGCAGTTCAGCCACTTCCCGCCTTGTCGCTTACATTGACACGGGCGTGACCGGCCTGCCGGTGACCCCCTCGGGCAGTGACATTACGCTGGCCGTGAACGCTTCCGGGCTGTTTACCCTTTAATGGCCATCGCATCGCTCGACAACTACATCGCGGCGGCCAAGCAATTCATCCCGGTAACGAACACGTCCACCCGTACATCGGTGGCGTCGGCGTGGTTTAGCGTGTTTGACGTTGCGGGCAATCCTGGCGCTGGCACCTTGGCCGGTTCGTCCACGACCACAGGCACAGTTCCCACGGATGCGACGGCGGGCTGTCCTGCGATCAACGCCTTTGGCGGGTCGGCCACGGGCTATATCGCCAAGGTTGACTTTGCCTGCACGGTTGCCTGCCGGATCACCCTGTATGACCTGCTGTGGAAGGGCGGGGCCTACGCCTTCAACGCTTCCACTTCCGGCAATACCCCGACGAGCTACTCGTCCCGCGTTCCCGGTGGCACGGATTACAACGGGCTGGAAATCTGGCTGGAACAGGTCACGGCTGGCACCGGTTCGCAGGGCGTCAACGTGACGTATACCAATCAGGCGGGCACCACAGGGCGCTCTACGGGCACCGTGGCGACGGCTACCAACATCGTTGGCCGCTGCCACAAGCTGCCCCTGCAATCGGGCGACACGGGCGTACAGGGTGTGACTGGCGTGGTCGGCAGCACGGCCTCCGCTGGCACCTTCAACATTCTTGTGCTGCGCCCCCTTACCTCGGCGCGCATCAACGCGGCCAACAATGGCGTTACCCAAGATTGGGGCATGACGGGCAGCCCGCAGATATTCGACAACTCCGCCTTGTACCGCATCATTGCCGCCGATTCGACTAGCACGGGCATTTCCGAGCTGGGCATTGTCATAGCGAACGGCTAAGCCATGCGCGGCGCGTGGCGCAAGCCTAACGAAGGCGGCGACCCTTTCGGGCTACTTAGCTATGCCCTGCGCAACCCCAGCACGGGGTATGCAGCGGGTGACGTTGCGGACGATGCGCAGTTCGCGCCGACGCCTTCCGGCCCGCAGGTGGTGCTGGAAAAGATTAGCGTCCAGTTTGTCAGCACGCCCGACACATGGGCACCGCTGACGCACGGTGTCACGGTGTACGCGGGCGAAAGGCTCGTTACCCTTGGCGCGTGGTGGGACGACTCTGGCACCAACCCGACAGCCGTTCCCACGGATTCAGCGGGTACGTTTAGCGCGGTCGTCAACGTGGCGAGGACGGACGGCCTCTATCCGACGCACGTGCAGATTGCAGAGCAGGCAACGCCCAGCGCGGGCCTGCACACGATCACGCCGCCGAACCTCGACACGTTTGGCGACGGCTGGCTGCTGACGCTGCGCCTAAGTGGCGTGGGAGATGTGGTGGATTCGGGGCATTTTCGGGACGCCCACGCGGTAGTCGTCCCGCCGACGCCCGATCCCGACACCATTGAATCGCTGACCGTCACGACGGCGGGTTCAGCGGCGCAGGTGGGCGACCTCGCTGTTGCGATGTTGCAATACGACCCGTACTACCAGCCGCAGCCCTATCTGGTTAAGCCTGCCGCCCCTTGGGTGGTCTTGGGCTATTGGGACAACGTAACCGACAACCTCGGCTACGTGGCCTGCTACATGATCGTGGAAACGGCAGGCGCGCAGTCTGTTTCGATCAGTTGGACGGATGCGAATACCTGCCTCGTAGATGGCGCGATTGCGGTTTGGGAACAAGCCAGCAGCGGCACGACGCTAACCCAGTCGTCAACCTTCACCGACACAGACACGTTTCACGGTGGCCAGCTCAACCGCTCGCTGCCGCAAGCCTCCACCTTTACCGATAGCGACACGTTCCACGCCGCTAGCCTGCGGCTGACGATCACACAGGCGTCAACGCTTACCGATTCGGACACATTCCACGGGGGGCAGCTTAACCTAGGGCTGATTCAGGCCAGCACTTTCACCGACGCGGACACCTTCCACGGCGGCGATATCATCGCAGACCAGACGCTTACCCAGGCGTCCACCTTTGATGATGCCGATACGTTCCACGGCGGCACGATTGTCGCGGCGCAGGCGCTAACGCAGTCCTCCACGTTCGATGATGCGGACAGCTTCCACGCCGCCTCGCTGAATCAGTCCATGACGCAGGCGTCTAGCCTGACGGATGCGGACACGTTCAACGCTTCTGCGCTGATCCTGTCGATTATCCAAAGCGTGACGTTGGCAGACGCGGATACGTTCTATCCGGCGACCCTGACGACGGCTAGCGGCGTCACCCTCACGCAAACGGACACGTTCGCTAATGAGTCGTCGTTCCACGGCGGCGCATTGGATGGCGGATCGACCCCGGTTGCCCCCGGCGTTGACCACATCACCCAGCGGCACCGGGAATACAAAAAGCACAAACGCAAGCTGCAAGAGATGGCCGAAACGGTCATTGCAGCATTGCCCGAGCCTGTCGCTGAACAGGCCGATGAATACAAGCCATTCGTTATGGCTCACGTCAGGCAGGCGATCCAGGCCATGCCAGCCGCGAGCCTTGCCGTGTTGCAGCAGGACATGCAGGCCGCGATAGCGGAGGCCGTCCACGAATGGCAGCAAGAGATGAACAGGCGCGCTACCGCCGTACGGCGAAAGCGTGAGGAAGAAACCCTCCTTTTCCTGTTTGCACAAGGTTAAACCCTACCGGCGGGCTGCCGGGCTAACTCGTCAAGGATGACGCGCAATGAGTGATGAAACCACCGCCGATGACGGCGCTTTGGTCGCACCTGTAGAAACCCCTGCGGTTGAACAGGCCCCCGTTCAGGAAACGACCGCTGAACAAGTTGAGACGCCAGAGGATAAGCCCCGCGATGAAAAGGGCCGATTTGTTCCCCAGGAGCGACTCAACGAAGTAACCCGCCACAGGCGCGAAGCCGAGCGGCGAGCTGACGCACTACAGCAGGAAATTGAGCAGTTGCGTTCCGCGCAGCCCCGCCAAGAGCCCGCTAATGACGGCGAAGGCCCGCCCCGTATCGAAGACTTCGATTACGACCTGACCGCGTGGGGCGATGCAGTATCCCGCCACGCCGAAAGGATAGCTCTCCGCCAGTACGAAACCCAGCGCAAGCAGCAGTCCCAACAGCAGGTATTGCAGTCATACAACGAGCGGGCGGCCAGCTACAGGGCCGAGAACCCGTCCTTTGATGCGGAAGTGGATGACCTGACCCGCACCGTGCAGTTTCCAGCGACCATCGTGGAAGCGGTCACGGCTAGCGAGTTTGGCCCAC